GCATTTAGAATAGCAACAATACAAGACCCTAAATTAAGAGCATGGGCTGAACAAATAGATAAGCAAGACCAACAAAAAATATCAAAACAAAATCTTATGAGATTTGAAGAAATATTTTTAGGTGTTGGTGCCGATGTTTTATCATTTATGGAATCGGTACTTACTGCAAATCCTGATTCTGCAAAAAGACAAATGGTAGCTCGTTTACAATCAACAATAGCCCAAGTAAAAGCAAGTGGTGACCCTAAAAAAGTTGAAAAATTAAAATTAGAGTTAGAAAGACTTAATGCGTTAGGTGGATTTGAAAAGATTGTACCAAACGAAGGTATTGTGTTTGTATATGGTGGTAACACTTATAAATTAACAGGTGCATTCGCACCCCTAAATCAAATTTTAGGTATTTTCTTCGATAGTTAATCTTTTTTTTAATTTTGATATACTTATATATACAAATATATTGTATATAATATGGCAAAGGAATTCAATAAAAAGTTTATGCATCCAACTCGTAGAAAGTTGGTAGATATGGTATTAACCGGCGGTGAATATCAAAAAGAAGCATTTGTATCATTTGCTGGAGCTGATAAACAAGAGGTAAAACGAAAAGTTGGGGAAAGGTGGACTGATGAGACTGGAAAGTCTTGGGAACAGCATGCTGGTGGTAAAATAGAAGTATCGGAATTGGGTGATATAATGGCTGAAACAAGAGCTTATTTAGCAGCATTAAATACTTGTAAATCTGATAATTGTAAAACAATAAAATACGGAAGGGTTGATAAAAAATTAATATCCAAAACAGGTTATTGTTTACATTGTCTTACTATAAGAGAAGCTCAAATAAAATATGATGGATTATGGGAAGCATACGAAGATTATAAGATATTTAATAATATGATTTCTTATGGTAAAGATGTAGTTTCTCAATTCCAACAGGCATACAATGATGCTAAGCAAGAATATGAAGTTGTAAATGAAGATGGTACAATTGAAAAGTGGAGTATGGAGAGAGATGTAACTGAATTAAAAGCAGAAATCTTAGCAGATATAACTCGTTTTGAAGAAGAAATTCAACAAGCAACTAAACTAAGAAACGAAGCTTGGGATAAACTAAAAGATAAAGGTTACGATTTAGTTAAACCACCGGTTGATTAATATGAGTACTGGTATAACACAAAAGAAATCTCTTAAAGAGATTATAGCAGATGAATACAAAAAGTGTGCGGTAGACCCGATTCACTTTATGAAAAAGTATTGTATGATTCAGCATCCGGTGAGAGGTAAGATACCTTTTCACCTTTTTCCATTTCAAGAGAGTACCTTAACTCAATTTGCTGGTAATCGTTTTAATATAGTATTAAAATCACGTCAAACTGGTATCTCAACTCTATCTGCTGGATACGCACTTTGGAGAATGTTGTTCAATGGTGATTTTAACGTATTGGTTATTGCAACAAAGCAAGATGTAGCAAAGAACTTAGTAACCAAAGTAAGGGTAATGCATGAATTACTTCCATCTTGGTTAAAGGGTGGTTCTTTGGAAGATAACAAACTCTCACTTAAATTACAAAATGGCTCTCAAATTAAGGCTATTGCATCATCTCCTGATGCAGGACGTTCTGAAGCCTTATCACTTCTAATATTTGATGAGGCCGCCTTTATCGGTGATATTGATGAAATTTGGACATCGGCACAATCAACACTTTCAACGGGTGGTAGTTGTATTGCACTTTCTACTCCAAATGGTGTGGGTAACTGGTTTCACAAAACTTGGTTATCTGCGGAAGAAGGTTCAAATCCATTCAACACAATCAGATTACATTGGACAGTACACCCTGAAAGAGGTGAAGCTTGGAGAGAGGAACAAGAAAAACTATTAGGAGCAAAAAAAGCAGCACAGGAATGTGATTGTGACTTCGTATCTTCTGGTGATACTGTTATTGACCCAGAACTATTAATGTTCTATAAAGAATCATATTGCCAAGACCCATTAGAAAAGACTGGATTTGATGGTAACCTTTGGAGGTGGGAATACCCAGCACCAGGTGGTTCTTATATGGTCATTGCCGATGTGGCTAGAGGAGATGGTTCGGATTATTCCGCAGCTCATGTTATGGAAATCAATACTTGTACACAAGTAGCAGAATATAAAGGAAAGATTGATACAAAAGACTTTGGAAATTTCTTAGTTGAATTATCTACACAATATAATGATGCATTGCTTGTAATAGAGAATGCAAATATTGGTTGGGCAGCTATTCAACAAGTAATAGATAGACAGTATAAAAACTTATTCTATATGAGTAAGGATTTGAAATATGTAGATGTGGAAAACCAAATGAGAAACAAATATCGTGCAGATGAAAGACAGATGGTTGCTGGATTCTCAACTACATCTAAGACTAGACCTTTAATTGTATCTAAATTGGATGAATACTTTAGAGAAAAAGCAGTTACAGTTCGTTCTAATCGTTTGATAGATGAATTGTTTACATTTATATTTATGAATGGTAGAGCTGAGGCTATGAAGGGATATAACGATGACTTAGTAATGGCATTTTGTATTGGATTGTGGGTTAGAGATACTGCACTTCGTTTAAAACAAGAAGGTATAGACCTTACTAAAAGAGCAATGGGTGGTATATCATCAAACATGCAACACTCTGGTGTATATGGTGGAAGTAATATGGATGATAATCCTTGGAAAATGCAAATTGGTGATACTATGGAGGATTTAACCCAATGGTTGTAGGGTTTTGATAAATTACGATATTTATGTTATATAATGTCAAAATAGAAATTCTATGATTAGATTAACAAATATCTTAAATGAAGATGAATATGTAGATAGTGCATATTCTATGGGGGATACTCCACAAGACAATCCAATTGATGATTATGATGAATTGGATGTTGAGCAAGAAGATATGGATGATTTTATAGCATATCTTAAATCTTACTCAAACGAACTAACTGAAGCAAATTGTCCTTGTGTATTCGAAGCAGAATATCAGGGTAGAGAAGTTAAGTTAGGTAAACCAACTGCAGGTGATGTTAAAAAGTTTAAGGTGTATGTAAAAAATCCTAAGACTGGTAAAGTTATTAAAGTAAACTTTGGTCAAAAGGGAGTAAAGATTAAGAAAAATAATCCTGATAGAAGGGCTAGTTTTAGAGCAAGACACAATTGTGATAATCCGGGTCCTAGAACAAAAGCAAGATATTGGTCTTGTAGAAAATGGTAAATTAAATTATGGCAGAAGAACAACAATTAGATGATAGGAGTTTCTTTGGTAGACTTAAAAAATTATTCGCAACCAATGCAATTGTAACGGTTGATAAGGATGGCAAACGAAAAGTTGTAGATACCGAAGACCGTCAGCATAATACAAACTTTGTAAATCTTAGAGATAGATATACTAAATTACAAAGGTCTTATTATGAAACCAGTCAAGGTGCACAATCAATGGCATATCATCAAGTTCGTAGAGAACTTTTTAGAGATTATGATGCTATGGATAGTGACCCGATTATATCATCGGCATTAGATATATACGCTGATGAATCCACAACTAAGAATGAATATGGTGATGTTCTTCAAATTAAATCTACGAATGAAAATGTAAGAGAGTTATTACATAATTTATTCTATGATATAATGAACATAGAATTTAATTTATGGCCTTGGGTTAGAAACTTAGTAAAATACGGAGATGCTTTCTTAGCATTAGAAATTGCAGAAGGTAAGGGTGTTATAAATTGTATGCCACATTCAACATATAATGTTGAGAGATTAGAAGGTACTGACCCTAACAATGCAAATTATGTTAAATATAAGGTGGAGATGGACCGTTTTGGTAAAAAAGAATATGAGCAATATGAGATGGCTCATTTCCGTATGTTATCAGACACAAACTTCTTACCTTATGGTAAATCAATGGTAGAAGGTGCTAGAAGAATTTGGAAACAATTATCTCTTATGGAAGATGCGATGTTAATCCATCGTATTATGAGAGCACCTGAAAAAAGAATCTTTAAAATTGATATTGGTAATATTCCACCGGTAGAAGTTGATAACTACATGCAAAAGATTATCAACAAAATGAAGAAAACCCCATTTGTTAATAAAGATACTGGTGATTATAATTTAAAATACAATATACAAAACCTTACTGAAGACTTTTTCTTACCCGTTCGTGGTAGTGATAGTGGTACAAATATTGAAAACCTACAAGGTTTAGAATATGCGGCTATTGAGGATATTGAGTACTTAAGAGGTAAGTTATTTGCAGCATTGAGAGTACCAAAGGCTTACTTATCTTATGATGAGAATGTTAATGGTAAAGCTACTCTAGCTGCAGAAGATGTTCGTTTTGCAAGAACTATCGAAAGAATTCAAAGAACTGTGGTTAGTGAATTAACCAAAATAGCAATCGTACACTTAGCAGCTCAAGGTATTGAAGATTCTGAAATGACGAACTTTGAATTAACTCTTACTAACGCTTCTACAATTTATGAGCAAGAAAAGGTTAATTTGTGGAGTGAAAAAGTAAGATTGGCATCTGATGCAAAAGCACTTAATATGTTATCATCTGATTGGTCATACCATAATATATTTGGATTATCACAGGATGAAGTTGATATTGAGAGAGCTAAAGTAATATTAGACCTTAAAGACCGTTTCAGACATACTTCAATTGAACAACAGGGACAAGACCCAGCAAACCCACCACAACAACAAAATGTGGAGGAGGAAATCGGTAAACTTAAAACCGAAATTGAATTAAATAGGGGTGTTGGAAGGCCAAAAGAAGGAAACACTTATGGTAAAGATAAGCATCCTTATGGTAGAGACCCATTGGGAGATATGGAGAATCATAAAGAAAGAAAGAGAGATGACAGGAACTTAAATGCTAACGCAAAAAAGTTAGCAAGAGAATATATCAACGGAATTTCAGCAAAAAAGAAGATTTTGAGCGAAAAAACTGATATGTTAGATGAAAAAAACCTATTAGATGACACTAAAATTTAATAAAGAAAAATTTGTTTATATTTATATGTGTTAGTTTATAGGGTAGATTAAATATAGGGTAATTAAATGAAAAAAATTAAACATTCCAAGTTTAAGAACACTGGGGTGTTATTTGAATTATTAGTAAGACAAATAACATTAGAAGTTCTTAATGGCGATAAAACTGAAAACGCTAAAAACATCGTAAGAGAATTCTTTGGTCCAAACACAGAGTTAAACAAAGAATTACGTCTATATGATATATTATTAAAGGAAAAGTATAGTTCCGAAACAAAAGCAGATAGACTGGTAGAAACAGTATGTGATGCACATGCTAAATTAAATCAATCAGCATTATCAAAGGAGAAATTTAATCTTATTAAAGAGGTCTCTGCTAAATTTGATATTGAACAATTCCTATCATCACCTATAACTAATTATAAAGTTCTAGCATCAATATATAAAGTATTTGAATCTAAGAGAGAGGGTGGATATGATATTAAAGATATTTTTAATTCTAAAATTACCCTAATAGAAAATATTACATCAAAACCATCTCTACAAACTAAACCAACTGAAGATAAAAAGTTGATTGAAGCCTATAAACAACAAGACAAAGACCTTAGATTACTTACTTATAAAATTTTAGTAGAAACTTTCAATAAAAAATATACAAACTTAGATGATTCTCAAAAGAATTTATTAAAAGAGTATATTAATAATATCACAAATACTACTAAATTTAAAGATTATGTTGCATCCGAACTTCCAAAAATAGTAGCAGAATTAAAATCTATTAAATCAAAAGTGGAAGATAAAGTTACTACTATTAAATTAGCAGAAACTATTTCCGTTTTAGAAAAAATCAAAATGGGTAAGGGTGTATCTGATAATCAAGTTTCATCGATTATGCTTTCTTATGAGTTAATCAAAGAACTTAAATCTAAAATAAAATAATGGAAGCTAGATTAAAAGAAATAATCAGAACTATTGTTAAAGAAATTCAATCTGAAGAAGAATTGGATGAAATGACTGGAACTGGTGCGGTTGCAGGGTACGATACCCCAGCTGCATTTTCAAAGCCAGGTCAAACCAAAAAGAAAAACAATAGATTAGCTAGTGTAACTGGTGGTACTGTTGTTGATGATTTGGAAGAAGGGATAACAAGTAGTGCTGGTGCACCATTTTCAAAACCATCTGAAGTTGCCGGTAAAAACGCAAAATTAGCAAAACTTTCTGGTGCAACTGTAGTGGAAGGTGAAAAGGATTGGGCATTGGGTGATATTCCTGCTAGTAGTGATGAGGCGTTCCCAATGAAACCAACGGCAGCTAAAAAAGAACCCGGTGGAGAAATTGCAGATGTTAGTGGTATGATAATGGCTGAAAATCGTTGGGTAGCATTAAAAAAAGAAAATGGTTCTGCAAAAGCTAAAATAGGTAAAGGTATAACATCTATTAAACAACAATTAGGAGAAGTTGAAAAATTCGTTAATTGGTATTCAAAGTTAAAGACTGAGAATGGTGTTACAAAAGATGATTACTATAAAAGAACACATAAAAGTTTACATAAAATAAAAGAGAGATTAATGAATCTTTCAGAAAAAATTAGAACTTTATAATATGCCAGCAGTATCCAAAGCACAACAAAGATTTATGGGTATGGTTCATGCTGTACAAAAGGGAGATATGGAAGCCCCATCTAAAGAAATTGAAAAAGCAGCTGACTCAATGAGTGATAAAGATGCTAAAGATTACGCTTCTACATCACATAAAGGTTTACCAAATAAAAAGGAAAATATGAAAATCACTAGAGAAAGACTAAAAGAATTAGTTAAAGAAGTAATGACAGAGGAATCTGAATATCAAACTTTCTTTCAAAAAGCATTAGATAAAGCAGGTAAAGGTATTAATGATATGTCAGATGATGAGAAGAAAGCATTCTTCAATAAAATTGATTCTGCTTGGAATGGTAGGGGTGAAAAAAACGAAGGTAATACATTTGGTGCTGCTGTTTCTGATGCTAAAGAAAAAGGTGAAAGTGAATTTGAAGTAGGTGGAGAGAAATATAAAGTTGAAGAAGATATTGCAACTGAATTACCAAAAGCTTCAATCCCATCGGCTGTTAAGCAAAAATTAGGAATGGCTATTGATAAAATTAAAGATGCTAAACTTAGTAATGTTCAAAAATTACAATTAGTAGCACAGGTTGTTGATGCATTGGACGTAGATAAAACACAATTAGGTACAATAGCTACTAGAATTAGAAGTAAAATGGAATCGGTAACTGAAGCGGTTTCTTCTACTGATATGGATAAAATCAAAGGAGCAGTTGAAGCAGCAAAATCATTTATGAGTGTTGGTGCAGAATTGAAGAAATTGGGTATGAAATATACTTTCGCTACCGAACCACTTCCAATCTATATTATACAACCAACTCCAAATAATAAAGTTGCTATCGTAAATAAGAAATATGTATCTAAGCCTGATTTTGTAGTAGGTGATATTGCAGTTGGTGTAATGGAGGGTAAATCTATTAAAGAAGAATCACCTTGTTGGAAAGGATATAAGCAAGTTGGTATGAAGGATAAAGGCGGAAAACAAGTTCCAAATTGTGTACCAGCTTAAATAAGAATATAATATGAAATCATTACTAATAGAAACAAACCTATTTGAAGGTAAGGTGAAAGAAGATGAAGGTGGGAGAACTTTGGTAAAAGGTATTCTACAAAGAGCATCTGCGGAAAATCAGAATGGTAGAGTATATCCTAAAGAAATCTTAATGAGAGAAGCTAAAAAATACGAAGTACTTATTAAGGAACGTAGAGCATTAGGAGAACTAGACCACCCAGATTCAACTGTAATCAATCTAAAAAACGTATCTCATAATGTGAGAGAAATACATTGGGAAGGTGAAGACCTATGTGGAACAGTAGAAATTCTACCAACTCCATCAGGCAATATCTTAAAAGAATTGTTAAAAGCTGGTATCCTATTGGGTATCTCATCAAGAGGTATGGGTTCGGTAACTAATATTGGAGAAGGTAAAGTAAAGGTGCAAGATGATTTTGAATTGATTGGTTGGGACTTTGTTTCAAACCCATCAACGCATGGAGCATTTATGGTGCCTGTAAACGAATCCGTTAATAGAGGTTTACAACAAATAGGAACTGATGTTTGTGGTGATTACTGCAAAGCACAGGATTTAATGAGAGAAATAATAACTGAAATAGCATAAAATGAGCAAACCATTTGACATATACGATTATGTTCACAACAACAAAATGACTTTGAAAGTTGATGGACCAAAAGGAACTTCTGTAGCGAAAGCATACAATGACATCCGTAAAACTAACTTGAAAGAAGTAAAGATAGTTAATGGTAAATTCAGTATAGCTGAAAACTTAGAAGATAGAAAATTATCTACTGAAGTTAAAAAACACTTCTTAGAAATCATTTCAACTTACAATACTTTCCAAGACCAAATGAAAAGACAATCTGATATGACTGAGGTTGCAAACACATTAGGTGCTATTGTTGAGGCTGCAAAGGAAATGACATTAAGAGAAAGTGGTGATTGGTTTGATGCAGTAACTGTAAAAAGAAATATGCAAGAATTAGATAAGATGGGTAAATCATTTGATAAATTTGCTATGGAAGCAAAAGCAATGGATGAGAGATTACATTCTTTATATGAAGATATGGGTCACATCTTAAATCGTTACTATGAAATAGCAGATATATCTACGGATACAATGCATGAAAGATTAGGAAATAAAAAGAAATAATTATGATTCGTTTAGGAGGATTGGTATCACAAAAAGCATTTGGTAAATTTGAAATGGGTAAAGTAATTTCTAATCCATTTGCAAAAGCATTTGTTAATGAAGCAGAAGGTGAAGACCATGAAGTTTCTATGGGACAAAATCAATTAGATACCATTATTAAAATGGCAACTGAATTGAAAGCTAAAATGGGTGAGAATGAAAAAGAAATACCGGCTTGGATTCAAGACCATATTTCTAAAGCAGAAAACTACATTTCTCAAGCGGCTGGAAACTATCACGAATACGGACAAAACGAAGGTACTATAAACGAAGATTCCGAAACAAAGAGATTGGAAATGTTGATTAAAAATTTGGAAGAAACTAATAAACTATTAGTACAACAACTTAAAGATAATAAAAGTTTATCAAATAATAAAAAAGAAAATATTAAAAAATCAATAGCACTAAACTTAGATTTAATTAACTATTACAAAAAATGGTTAAAAGATTATCAATCAGCTGCAAACGAATCAATAAATGAAGCTGGTAGAGTACCAAAAATGTATGTAAAGTATATGGCGGTACAAAAAAAGGTTAATGAATTGGAGGCTAAACAAAAAGAAATGGCTGCTAAGTATTTTGCAGAAAAAGAATTAAATAAAAAAAGTAAAATGTTGCAGGACTTGAAAAAAGGTACGGAACAATTAGCATCATATAGAAGAAACTTAGCTGCAATTGAAGATAAGTATGTTACTGGATTATACGCTGATGCGGAATATGAAGGTGAATAATAAATAAAAAAAGTAAAATATTTTTTGATAAAAGCTTGGTTTTTCCAAGCTTTTTTCGTATATTTGAATATGATTAAGCCTTTCTCAATATTAGATACACGAACTAAAGAATGGCAGGACCGTAAAAGGTACTGGATACAAACCTACAATATTCAATCAGAATTAGGTAGGGAAGATGCCGAAAGTAGAGCCCGTTTTTGGGAAGATAATACAATTTCAATATTTGATGCAACCCTTTGTGAGAATATGTATCAATGGTTCACTCCAAAAGAAGGTAAGATATTAGACCCATTTGCTGGCGGAAGTGTTAGGGGTATTGTGGCAACTGAAATGGGATATGAGTATATGGGTATTGATTTATCCAAACAACAAATAGAAGAAAACAGAAAGCAATCCGATAAACCAAAATGGGTAGCTGGTGATAGTGATGAGATGTTAGATTATTTGGGTGATGAACAATTTGATTTTGTTTTCACTTGTCCACCTTATTATGATTTAGAAGTTTATAGTGATAATCCGTTGGACATATCAACTATGGAAGATGATAAGTTCGATGAGAAGTATTTCAGTATCTTAGGAAAGGCAGCAAAGAAGTTAAAAAACAATCGATTTTTCGCAGTAGTAGTATCCGAAGTTAGAGAACAATCCCTAACTGGAAATTACAAAATAGGAAAGTATAGAGGGTTGGTATCTAAAACTATTCAAGCTTGTGAGGAAGCTGGATTGCACTTCTACAACGATATGATTCTATTCAACTCACAACATCAGGCTGCTAGAGTGGTTGATACATACTTCAAACGTAATCGTAAGGTAGCATCCGTTCACCAAAACATATTAGTATTTGTAAAAGGAAACCCTGATATTGCTGCAGAAGATATTGAATTTGATGGAACTTATGAATGTATCGTAGATGGTGTGAAATATAAATCATTTAGAGAAGCAGCTATTTCAATAGACCCAAATACATTAGTAGCTACCGAAGTTGAGAGAAGATGTCGTTCAACTAAATCTAAATACAAAGAGTGGCAAATCATTGGTGAAGAAACCAAACCTATTATTAAATACGAAGTTGATGGTATTCCTTTTGAAAACCCAAAACAGGCGGCTGATAAATTAGGAATAACCGAATCAGAAGCTAGAAATTATTTTGAATCAAATAATCCGGTATATCGTCATTGGAAAAAAGTAAATCGTAATGATATTAGTTATGATGATATGTTTGATGAACAAACTCATTCAAAGATACAATTACAACTTCCAATTATAGAATGCGAAGGTGTTCAATTTTATTCAATTATAGAAGCAGCCAATCACTTTGGTTGTTCAGATGAGCGTATCCGCCAAAAGCTTAAATCAGATAAGCATACTGATTTTATTTATCTTTTCTAAAGATTTTTTTAGAAATTTATCGTTTTCTCTAACTTTTATATATTTATTGATACAATAACGTATTTTATATGCGTTTTTACATTGGTAATGAATACTCACCTTTATGTGTAGTGACCAAAACGCCAATTAAAAAATTCTATTGAAGTCCCAAATTCTAATGACTTCAGAAATCCGATAAATAAGGAAAAAAATGGCAAGTTCAAAATTGTTGAAAGAAGCCATCGCAGATGCTAAAGCTGTTCGTGAAACTGCTATTGCTAACGCTAAAATCGCTCTTGAAGAAGCGTTTACTCCTCGTTTACAATCTATTCTTTCTAAGAAATTGCAAGCCGAAATGGAAGGCGAAGAAGAAGAAGCAGATATTAACGAAGATAACGATGTATCAAGCGAAATTGGTGGTGGTGATAACAAAATGCCAGCAACTAAGGCAAATGATGATGACACTGACTTAAGCGGAATCGCAAACCAAAGCGCACAAGTAGGTGCTGAAGTTGAAGATTACGATAAAGTTAAAGACCTTACCGAAGGCGAAGATGAGTTCGGAGCAGAAGAAGAAATTCCTGCAGAAGAACCAGCTATGGAAGGTGAAGATGAAATGGCAACTGACGAAGATGAGTTAGATTTAGAATCTATCATCAGAGAGTTAGAAGCTCAAATCGCAGGTGAAGAAGGTGAGGAAGAAGTTCCTGCTGAAGCACCAGCTATGGAAGGTGAAGAAGGTGAGGAAGAAGTTCCTGCTGAAGCACCAGCTATGGAAGCTGAAATGGATGCTATGGCACCAGCAGCTGACGATGAAGAAATCGACTTAGACGAAATTCTAAGAGAAATGGGATACGGAGATGATGAAGCTGAAGAAGAAGCACCAGCTGCAGAAGCTAACGAAGCAAAAGTTAAACAACTTGAAGCTGAGTTGAAAGAAGCTATGGATGCTATCAAATCTTTAAGAGGTACAATCAACGAAGTAAACCTATTAAACGCTAAATTACTTTACGCTAACAAATTGTTCAGAGGTTACAACCTTACAAACGAACAAAAAGTTAAAGTTGTAGAGAACTTAGACAGAACAACTTCTGTAAGAGAAGTAAAATTAGTTTACGCTACACTATCTGAATCAATGAAATTCACTGGAACTGAAAGAAAAGTTGCAGCTAAGAAGACAGTAACCGAAGGGTTCGCTTCTAAAGTACAAGCTTCAACAGCTCCAAAAAAGGAAATCATCGCAGAAAGTACAAATGAATTAGCAAATCGCTTTAAGCAATTAGCTGGTATCATAAAATAAACAACCCATAAAAAAATAAAATAAAATGGCAAATTTTGATTTAAGCAAACTTATGGAAGGCAAAAACCCACAAGCGGTAATGTTGGCAGAAACTCGCCAATTGAAAGCTAAATGGGAGAAAACTGGTCTTCTAGAAGGTATGAAAGAAAGAGAACAACACAGCATGGCTGTATTGTTAGAAAACCAAGCAAAACAATTGCTTGATGAGGCAACTCAAACTGGTACATCTTCTGGTTCAGAAGAATGGTCTGGTGTTGCGTTACCATTAGTAAGAAGAATCTTCGGAGAAATCGCTGCAAAGGAATTCGTTAGTGTACAACCAATGAACTTACCTTCAGGTCTTATCTTCTTCTTAGATTTCAAATATGGTTCAGCTCAAGGTGGTGCAGGACAGTTTGGTGGTAAATCACTTTTCGGTGGTACTAACGCAACTGGTTCAGCAGCTAACTTCGGTAGAACTGATGCAGCTGTAAACGGTCTTTATGGTGAAGGACGTTACGGATACTCTGTAAACGATGCATCTGTAGCAGCTAGTACAACCGCACAAGCTTCAGCTTCTTGGGTTGAATTAGGATTTGACGCTAACTACTCTCAATCAGTAGCTAACGTTGTAACAACAGGTCGCCAAATCGTTAAGTTGACTATCCCTAAAGCTAACATTTCAGCAACTGCTGATACTGAAGCTGTACGTTCATTCCAAGTGGCTGGTGTACACTCTACTTTAGGTCAATTCAACTATGTATCTGGTACTAACGTTGTATTATTCGTATCTGCATCTTTAACACAAAGAGCTGCATTAGCAGACGCAGGTGCTGCAACTATCACTTATTCTGAAGTTCCTGTAGCTTACGATAGAGGTGATTTCGAAGATTCAACTGCAAACTCTGCTGGTAACACAACAACTGCATTGGATATTCCTGAAATCGATCTTGAATTAAAATCAGAGGCTATCGTTGCTAAGACTCGTAAGTTGAAAGCAGTATGGACTCCTGAATTAGCGCAAGACTTGAACGCTTACCACTCAATTGATGCTGAAGCTGAATTAACTTCTATGTTATCTGATTATATCTCTTTAGAGATTGATTTAGAAATCTTAGATATGTTAAAGAGCAACGCATTAACTACTGAATACTGGTCAACTAACGTTGGTGAGGAATATGTAGGTGGTACTTGGTCTAACATTGGTGGTTCTTCAAATGCATACACTAAGAATGCATGGTTCCAGACTTTAGGTGTTAAATTGAACAAAGTTTCTAACAAGATTCATCAATTAACATTAAGAGGTGGTGCTAACTTCATCGTGGCTAGTCCTGATGTATGTACTATCTTAGAATCTATTCCTGGATTCGTTGTAAATGCAGATAAAGATGCTATGCAGTTCGCTGCTGGTGTAACTGCAGTTGGTTCTATGAGCAATAGATACACAGTTTACAAAAACCCTTACATGACTTCTAACGAAATCTTGATGGGTTATAGAGGTAACAACTTCTTAGAGACTGGTGCTGTTTACGCTCCTTATGTACCATTGATTATGACTCCATTAGTGTATGACCCACAAAACTTTACTCCACGTAGAGGTGTGATGACTCGTTACGCTAAGAAAATGGTTCGTCCGGAATACTATGGTAAGATTTATGTTAAAGATTTAGCTTCTATCTAAGGATAAAAGTTAGGTTTATAACTAGATTTTTAAGCAATAATCTTAGATATAGTCTAATAAAATTGGGAAGAAGAAATTCTTCCCTTTTTTATGCTCTTTTTTATCGTTGTAGAGGTTTCTAAAAGATTATTATATTTATAGGTGTTATATTATACATTAGATAATAAAATAATAATGAGCAAGCAGACAACACACAAAATATTAGAAGCTAAAAACGTAGCACAATTCCTTAGTTATATGACTGTTGGTAGTAAGGCATTCGGTTTAACACCAACATCAGCATCACTAAAAACGGAAACGTATTCAAGTGGTGGTATATCGTATGTAGCAAATGCAAACTCATTAAGTACTCAATTGCTAAATGCAGGTTCATCTTCGTTAGATGTAGCAGAAATTATAGGATTATATGATATGAGATTAAATCCAGATTTATATAAAAAATATCAATTGAATTACGCATTATCAACTGGTTCTACTTTTAACGAAGCAGTAATGTGGGCCGATAATAATTCATAATAAATAATAATAAAAAATGGGGCAGAAAAAAGGAAATCCAACACCATCGTATCAAAATCAGGCATACGAAG